AAGACGATTAGTCCCCGTCCTGCCGTCAATTCCCTTGGTGACTAAACCTATGACTTAAGGTTGATATGCAATTAATTCCCAAAAACTGGGTTTCTTTCCAGCACTATAAGCATCGCTCTCCACCCTGGATAAAGTTTCATCGTTCAATTCTGAATGACAGAAGCTATATGAGCTTGCCACTTGCTAGCAAAGCGCTAGCACCTTTGATGTGGTTGCTAGCATCAGAGTCCAAAGATGGCACTTTTGATGGCTCACTGGATGAGCTTGTGTTCAGACTTCACATTACCCCGAAAGACTATCAAGATGGTGTTAAGCCATTGATTGATAAGGGATTCTTTGTAATTGCTAGCGGAGTGCTAGCAGAGTGCGTGCAAGTTGCTACCCCAGAGACAGAGACAGAGACAGAGAGAGAGAAAGAGACAGAGAAGAGACAGAGAGCAACTAGCGTTGCAACGCCTAGCGGCGTTTCACAATCTGTTTGGCAGGAGTTTGTCAATCACAGAAAAGCAAAGAAAGCCCAAGTAACCCAGTTGGTCATTGATGGCATACAGGCTGAAGCTGACAAGGCTGGGTTCACCCTAGAAGATGCTCTCAAGGAGATTGTTGTAAGAAATTGGCAAGGTTTCAAAGCTGAGTGGGTTGTTGACAAGCAAAGCAATTCGGAGACTGTTTATCAAAGGTCGATGCGGATCAAGATGCAACAGGCGGTGCCTGACATTGCCGCCAAACAACCAAACCAGTACGAGGATGCGGTTGAGTTTTTTAGAACCATTGAAGTTCCCGTTGTTGTCAAACAAATTGGAGGTGCAAAATGAATTTGCCAATGCCCTGGGTTGACAAGATATTTACCAAACTGACAGTTGTTTATGGCAGAGATTTTTTATCACGGTGGGAAGGAATCAACATTGAAGAAGTCAAAGCAGACTGGGCCAAGGAGCTTGCAGGGTTCATAAACCACCCTGATTCAATTTCCTATGCCCTGAAAAATATGCCTGATTCTGGTAAACCACCCACAGTTTTAGAGTTTCGGGCTATTTGTCGAAAAGCACCATCGGTTGAACCCTTGCGAATTGAGCATGAACCAGCACAACCAAGCAAAGTTGCCTTAGAGCTTGATAAGCTGAAAATGTCCATCAATTCTGGAAAGTCTGACCCCAAAGATTGGGCAAGACGACACATTGCAAGGCATCAGGCTGGAGAAAAGGTTATGCCGCTTACTTTGCGGTTTGCAAGGGAAGCACTTGGAATCAAAACTTAAAGGAGACAGAAATGACAGAGCAACAATTCGAGCAAGCAATGGATGGTTATCAATTGGATAGCCAATATGCGGAGTTCATCATGGACAACCAAAATGTCGGGAATGGTCATGTTTTGACCAAACTGATGGAAAGAGGGGATTATTACGAAGCCTTCAAAGAAAAGATGGTCACAGAATACGAGCCACAGCGTGAGTGGGTTGGATTAACAGAAAAAGAGCACACTGAAATTGCGATTGAATGCGGTTGTTTGAGTGCTGATTGGGTTTTCTATGGCGCAACAGTTGAGCGAAAACTGAAAGAAAAAAACAACATATGAAGGTTTTACCCATAAAGCCTTTTGAGGCTGAACCTTGGATTCTGAAAAAACACTATGCCAAGCGAATGCCTCAAATAATTCATGCTTTTGGTTTGTATGACACAAGGCTAGTTGGCATCGTGACTTATGGGTTGCCAGCTAGTCCTTTCCTGTGCATGGGTGTTTGTGGGCCAGAAAACAAAGACATTGTTTTGGAGTTGAACCGCCTTTGCATTGAAGATGGGCTGAAAAATGCCGCATCTATGCTTGTCGGTCAAAGTCTGCAAATGTTGCCAAGGCCAAGCATTGTGGTTTCCTATGCCGACACTGAGATGAACCATGTTGGGTATGTCTATCAGGCAACAAACTTCATTTTCACTGGAACAACAAAAGAACGAACAGATATGGCTGGACTTGATGGTAAGCATTCAAGGCATAATTTTGGAGATTCTGAAAATAGAATAAATCGCAGTGCTAAACACAGATATATTTATTTTGTTGGAAGCAGAAAACAAAAACAGACCTTAAAAGACCAGCTGCGTTATGAAATCCACCCTTACCCAAAAGGCGAATCAGAAAAATATAACGCTGGTGATTCAGTAAAAACTCAGGAGTTATTATTCACATGACTGAACAGCAATTTGAAGCCGCAATGAGAACATTTAATCTCGAATTGGAATATAGAGACTACATCATGGACAGGGCCAACCTTGAAAATGGTGATGGGATTTTCAGATTGATGAACAGTGGTGATTTTTATCAAGGCTTTAAAGAAAAGATGACAGGAAACCAAAATGAACAAAGATGAAGCCCACCACTTGCTCAACAAAAGAAAACAAGGGCTTGCCATCCCGCAGTACCTTGTTAACAGAGCCTTGGTTGTATCAGGAGACCTTAGCATGGCTTGTTCACCTTGCCAAGCAGCCAGGGTGGAAGGGTCAGGCATGGCACAGGGCGAAGGAACTGGAGTCATGCCCGACCCGCTTATGGCGTGGAATAAAAACAGATTTGACGAACCACATGAAAGCCCAATATGACCATTTGGATCGGAATTGATGAAAAAAAGTGGAAGCCATTTTTTAAATACATGGTTTCTGAGGATGGCGATATTATTGGGAGAAAACCAATAAAGCCATTTAAAGACAAAGATGGTTATTTAAGGGTGGCTTTGCATTACAAAGGTAGTGGCAAGCAAACAAAGATTCATTTGCATAGACTTGTGTTTATGGTATGGAAGCATGAAATACCTAGCAACATGGTTTGTTGCCATATTGATAGCAACATCTTGAACAACCATCATTCAAATTTAAGGGTTGACACTCAAAAAAACAACATCAAAGATAAGCTAAAAAATGGTACATGGCAAGCAGGTTCAACCCATCCAGGGACAATTTATCCAGATGAAGTTGTTTTGAGGGTGCAAAAGACAATCACAGAAAACCCTCATTTAAAATTACAGGCATTGACAGACATTTTTAACCCACTGCCAAAGCATTTGATTTTTGACATAAAAAGAGGAAAGAGAAAAACAAGAGAACAGCGCATCCATGATGCAGAAAGTTTATCATTATGACTATATACCTTGGGCTGGATCCGGGTTCCATCAGCGGCGCAGTTGGTGCATTGGATTCAAATGGCGATTATTTGGACTCATTTATGATTGAGCATAAAGATAAGAATATATTGCCCCTTGTATTTAAAAACATGATATTGCGGTGCATTGACCCAAGGGAAGGTGCAGAAATATGTATGGAATCAGTGCATTCAATGCCAGGACAAGGGGTTGCTAGTAGTTTTCAGTTTGGCAGGGCTGTCGGGGTTATATCTGCCGTTGCTGAATTAACTAATTATCCTTTTCATTTAGTAACCCCTCAGAAATGGAAAAAATACTTTCACTTGACAAGCGATAAAAACGAAAGCCTAGACCTAGCCCGTAGTTTTTGGCCTGAAGCAAAACTGACCCGTAAAAAAGATGGAAACAGGGCAGAAGCATTATTAATCGCACTTTATTGGAAAGACCAAATTAATGGCAAGAGGGATTAAACCAGGGGCAAGATATACAACTGTAGATTTAAGCGCAGAGCAAAGGGCAATTCTTGAAGTGCTTGGAAATGGAAACCTAAACCAGGGCGCAAGGGTAGCGATTGACTGGGCAGCGCACTTTTTTAACTGTGGCCTAGACCCTGAAATGAACCTGAATTTTGTGGGATTGGTAACTACGCTTCCAAACCAGGATGATGATTGACCCAAAAAATGCCGCTAGAAGGGCTTAAAAGGGGGCTAGAAGGGCTTGTTTTTCTGAGGGTAAATAGGGCAAGGGCAAAAGGGCTTGCAAGGGCTTAAAAGTAGGCAAAGAAAAACCGCCCGAAGGCGGCTTAGTTAGTGGTTGCTGACTTTTAGTAGTCCAGGGATTGTGCGGTTATTTTAAAGTGGCAAGGAATGCAGCTATCATTTTGGGCTTGCTTTATAGCTTCCATAATAATGCCCAATTGAGCAAAATCAGCAACGCATAATTTAAGCTCTCCAGTTTTATGTTTAAACTTGTCATCTTCAAAGAAATCAATTTTAATATCGTTAAGCATAAAAGCCTTTCATTTTTTGCGGGTTAG